GCATATAGCCTGTGGTTCTTGAAGTTGGTCGTCTGTCCTCACAAGCAACACTCCTATCTGGAATGTGTAGAGCACCACCTGGTGTTTCCATATCGTCATAAAATGCTTGGATGTCCTCACCTTTTTTCAGTGTGACTTGGAATAATTCCATTTTATGCCTCCAGTTGTAGTATGTTTAGATCTACTTGCACGGTGCTGGTGCCGCCGCTTTTGTTTGTGACCCTACACGGTATTGTAGTTGTTGGTGAACTTTCCAAGTTGAATCCATAAGCACCTGGGCTTATAATAACTGTGTCAGCACCTGTGGTGATAACTTCTGCTATTAGTCCTGCGTCTGATGTAGGATCAACACCTTCTGCTCTTGAAGCATCTGCTGTTCTTGTTGCGTCACTAACATACAATCTTACTCTTGCAGCTCTGTCTGTTGTGATAGTGAGTAGTGCGTATGATTTGAATCCTGTGATGTCCAAGTCTGCTTCAGCGGCATCTGCCAAACTTGAAGTTGTGCCTGTGACTGTGCTTCTTGTTTGTGCGCCACCACCTGACTGTGCAACCCAATCATAGTCTGAACCAGTCCAACTCAATACTTCATTGCTACCTGCAGAACCTGTGTTTAAGTGTGTATCAACGTCTGAATCAGCGTACCCTGCAGGTAATCCTGTTAATGCACTACCGTCTATTGCTGGTAACGCACCTGTTAAATTTGCTGCTGGTATTGTTCCGTTTACACCATCTACTAATAGTGTTGAATCATCTGCAAATATTGAACCTGTAATATCCCCTGTAACATTTAATCCTGTAACAGTTGAACCTGTAAAGTCTACTGAACCTCCACTTACAAAATCAACTGCGCCATACATTGTGGTTGCTACGCCGCTTGTGCTGTTGAGTGTAATATGTGTGCTTTCTGCACCTGTGGTTTTACTTGACAGATACATTGTTTGATCTGCGTGACCTATAAAGTTTGCCGCTTCAACAATACCAAATGCACCATCACTAACTTTTATTCTACCCGAACCGTGTGGTGTAATATTAATATCATTATTATTACCAGAAGACAAGTCTAAATTTGCTGATGCAACAATTTGTATAGGTCCTGGCTGAGTAGAGCCACCATTTGAAATAGTTAAGTAACTGTCACTGGCTGCCATCCAGTTTATACTAGATATTGGCCCTGCTATAGTTCCTCCTACTCCATCTACTAATAGTGTTGAATCATCACCAAACACACTACCTTTTAAATCTCTCGGTGCTGAAATAGCAGTGTCAACTTCTGCCTTTGTATACGTTGTCGCCTGCGGAGCATAACCAGCTACACTATGATCTCCCCAACCAAAAGCAGCATCCCAGTTAGTACTGTCTTCTATATTTGCTTTTGGAATAACACCATTTACACCATCTACTAATAGTGTGCTATCGTCGCCAAACACACTACCAGTCAAATCACCTATGATAGTATCAAATCTACCTGTGCCAGCGGCAACCTCACTAGATGCATTACCATTTAAGTAAATGTCAGTATTACCTGCTCCTAATACAATAGTGCTTGTGTTGGTAGTACCTATGTTTACTCTTGCAGGGTTACCTGGAGTACCACTATCAATTCCACCTTGGATGTATAAATCGGTGTCTCCTGGCAGTGCTGTAATATTATTTGTTTCAATTAAGTTGTTTTGTATATCGCCGACAATCTTACCATTCACACCATCTACTAACAGTGTGCTGTCGTCAGCAAACACTGAACCAGTAACATCGCCACTAAATGGATCGACTGCTGCTATAGCTGCGTCTACTTCTACTTTGGTATATGTTGTTGCTTGCGGTGCATATCCTGCTGCACTATGATCTCCCCATAAAAATGCAGTGTGCCAATTGGCTGCTTCAGTACCTTGTATTACTGAACTAGGTATTAAATTGTTTACACCGTCTACAAGTAATGTTGAATCGTCACCAAAAACACTGCCCATAGTGTCTTGTGTTTGTATTGGATTGCTTCCGCCTACAAGTAAAGCACCATTTGAATTAACTTCGATTCTTGTACCGTTTAAGTAAATAAAGTCTGCAATAAAAACATCAGCCCATTGTTTATCTGCACTACCTAAACTATAAATTCCATCTCCGCTAGGCAAAACATTAGTTGCAGCACCGTCTGCGTCACCATTTGCAGCATAAAGCTCTGTAAAATTTTCATTTATTTTTCTAAATGCTGTGCGTAACGGATCGCCATCACCTTTATTAGCACTTGTACCTATATCAATTGTTTGTTTAGCCATTTGCTGGATTCCCCACTTTAATTCTAAGTTTGCCCGAAGTAGCCACTACTTGTCTCGGCTGTGTATTTTTAAGGTCCACAGCAGTCGGAGCACCTTTTTTAATCAAGTTTTCGATATTCTTTTTTTGCTCTTGTTCTGACATTAGTGTTTACCTACTACAACTTCTATTACTCCGTGTCCTGTGTCGTCCTTGTTTTCAAGTGCTTTACCTATCACAGAACCTACTTTTGGATTATTATCAACTATTGCAAATCCTGGAACGCCACTTGTGACTAATAAGTCACCTTTACGCACTCTACCAACTACTTTACACGGTACTCTACCTTGAAGTGCAAGTCCTACTACATTATCGCCTTCAAGCGCACTATTCATTAAGTGTGCTGGATTTGTTGTTACAATGCCAGCAGCTCTGTGTGACCCTTTTTCAGCAACAACAGTAACTTCAGCATCTCCACCAAACACTAACACAGTTCCCGGTTCGTAGTTTGAATCACCTAAATAGTTTTCTGCTAAGTCAGCATAGTAAGCTTCAGTTGCAGTACCACGGAAATACGTTGCATACATATTTGCATATTTTGCTGTTGGGCCGCCTATATCGTAAGCATTATCTGTGTCAGGCACAAAACCAGTTGCACTAAAGATAGCAGGTGATACTGTTGCACTTGATCCTGTATCTGCTGCAAGGATTGCAACTTCGCCTGCTGTTGATTTACCAGTATTTGCACCAATTGCAATACCTGTACTTGCTGCGCCTTTTTCACCTGGAGCTTCAAGGAACGATGTATAAATCCAATCAACTGCAAGAGCTGCTTCGCCATTTAGATTTGAAATACCTTGAAGTGTACTTTCTGCTACTCCTGTCGAACCAATATTGACACATCCTGGAATTTCAATATCTGGACCACCTGCAGACACACCTGTTTGTCCAACTGCTCGTAATATTTCACCTTGTGCAGGCGTTTTGAAAACAAGCTCTAGTGTATCTAAACTTAAAACTTCATAACTCGGATCACCACCTAAAATTAATGCATCAACTTGTATTTTACCATTAGCGTCTGTTTTTACAATAGAGTTCACTTCGCCAGTTGTAGTTACATTGGATATTCCATATGTTCCTTCACCTGTTTTTATAAGTGCCTCACCTGGATCACTTGCTGCAGAAATAATATTTGCAGCATCAAAATCTGTATCAGCTAGTCCGCCACCTTCTGTAATTACTGTACTAAACGGAACTTCGTCTACATCATTATCTGAACTATCTCCGCTATAATTGCCAAGCACTGTACCGTCTTGCACTCTTTGAATTGCTCTTAATGGCAAATCTCCGTTTTCAATTGTAATCCATCCATTTTGCGATGTAAATATACCACTATCAAAACTTGCTACACCTAAATCACTTTGGTTTAAGTTGACAGGATTTATTCTAGTAGTAGCTGCATTTAAGGCTAACTTACTTTGTGCAATTGCAGCATTCGCGGCTATGTCGGCGTTTACGATAGTATTTGCTTTGATTTGGAAATCAATTTCTGTATATCTATCAGTAGGAGGATTACCTGTAACTATTCTATTTGTATTAACAACCACATCACTAGTTGTAGAATATACACCATTGCCCCATTCATCAACTGGACCGTCAACTACAAGACCTTGTTTACCACCAGGTGCAGTTATAACATCTGCTGGCGGTGATGTAGCAACAGGTTTACCGTCACTGAAATCACCTGTTGTTTCTGTGTATACTATTTCTACAATATTGCCTTCAGATCCAACAAGTCCTTCTTTGACATCTACAACTGTTCCTGTAGCTCCTGTTTCTGTACCAGTGATAACATCACCAATATCAAAGCCACCACCTTGAATTGATCCTGCACTTAGTATTAATTTTTTCAAACCTGTTGCAACTAATATTTGACCTTCTGCATAGTCATTGTATTCTACAGAACGTAGATCGCTTATTTCATCTAATCCACCTGTACTTGCATCAACATATGCTTTTGTTGCAGCATCTGAATCTGAATTAGGTGCTTTCAAGTTAGTTATTGTATTACCCGATGCGTTCAAATCATCAGTCATTGGTACAGCACCGTTAGGAGCAAGTACACCTGGTCCTAGTTTGTTAGCAACTGGATTACCGTTTACATCGTAACCTAAACGTCTGTTAACATAACCACGTACAGCACCTTCTGTTGGCACTGAGTCTGATGCATTATCAGTCATTGCTGTGTCTGTTGAGAATTCCGTAACAACAACGCCTCGCTTAAAGCCTAGACCGTCAACATCTGACAGTGCAATACTTGCACTAAATGTAACTGTACCTGTACCTTGGTCAACGCTAAAGAATTTACCAACTCTAAAGATACCGTTTTGGTCTGTACTTACAAAGAACACACGACCTTTACCACGTTCAACAGTTTCTTTAGATTCGTCTTTCTCACCTGGTTCACCAAAAATTACATTTGGATAGTTTGAATCATTAAATCCACCAGTGCCAATGTCTAGGAAGTCGTGGCCTGTAGCACGACAGGTTGAAATGTTAACAGTAACATCTGCAAGCGATCCTGCTTTCAAACCAGCTCTGATTGTAACTAATTCAGATCCTAGTACAACTGGACTGTGTATACCAGTTGCGTTAGTTTGGTTAATAGTGTCTATGTCTGTCAAGTTAACAACTTGGTAATCATTATCTTCTGCTATAGGAACTATAGTATCTCTTAGTACAGTCAATGTACCACCTGATACATATGCAGCAAATGCTGTACTATCTACAGGAGTTGTTAGTCCTGAGTCAGTATACAAATTCACAGTAATACTAGTGCCGGCTGCTGGCGTTACATTACCAATATAATAACTATTTGCATTTAGATCAGTCATACCAAATACATCTGTGATAGTTACTAGATCGCCATTCTGCAAATTAATACCGTCCGCAACTCCGTTATCTACTGTAACCACAATTGGATTAGCTTGTGTTGCTGCTGTAATAGGTGTACTAATAGCAGTTGATTTCACGCCTCTTGCATTGAAGACATAGTGTTTCTTACCTTGCCAGGTAATAATCGGTGCAAAGGTTGCTAAACTATCTAATGTCCAACCTATAGGTCGATTTGTAGTTGGTGTTCTAAGGTTATTATTTAAACGGAACACTTCATTGTCGTCGAGTACAGGTTGTACAGCTAAAAATACATCACCTGCTGTGCCGCCTTTTGTAGTGCCGCCTGTAAGTTGCGTAATTCCGTCTGTGTCATAAACTTTGCTTATATTTTCTTGTGCTTTTGCACTATCTATAAGTAGTCTAATGTAATCATAACCCTCGTCAAATCCTGCTTGCGATGTGTTTACTGGCAAAGCCACCCCTAAACTATTTGAAGTTAAAAAGCTAATTGATCTATAAACAAAACTTGGATTTTCATCAAAAATAACCGCAGTAGATGGACGTATAGTTAGCACATCTGGTCTAGCAAGGTCAGTGATAATGTGTGTTTGGTTCCTTCTGTATTGTATTAAATCTCCAAAAGGTACTGGATTTAATAATCCATTCTGACTAAACTGTGCATCACCTGTTGAAAAATTCAACTTGTAGATCGTACCAGTGAAATACGGAGTGCTTTCTTCAACAGCAATTGTACCTGAAATAGTTGCACCAGTTATTAAACCAGCTGTAGGTGTTCCACCATCATCTACTTCGCTAATGGTAATTACTGCATCGTTTAGAGGAGTAGCACCTCCTAGTTTATCACCTAACACGGTTAATGTGTCACCTGCACGGTAACCTGTACCTGCGTTTGTTATAATTACACCGTAACCGTCATTTATTGTTTTTGTAATTGTGAAGTTTGCGCCTGCTTCGGTACCTGTTGCATCAACACCGCCAGCAAAACTTGCATCAACTTCACTGGTGACTTCGTCTCCAACATTTTCATAGGAGCCTACAATATGATCATCTTGTTCTACATTTGCTACTTCATATCTTGCAAAAGCAGGTCTTGCAGGATGATATAAATCAAATTCTGATCTATTCGAAGGCGGATCCTTCATATCGTAAACGTAGATATTCAAACTTTCGGCTTCGTTTCTGTAGCCAGTACTATCTACTCTTAATGGTATTCCGTCTGCACCATAGTTTACAGGACCAGTGCCGTTTGTAATCTGGTTAGTTGTATCAAATGCACCAGATACATTTGTCAAATAAACTGTTTGCGATCCACTTGATGCACTTGTGTCAACTGCTACAGTACCTTCTGCTAATGTTACGTCTTGAGTAAATACATCTCCTGCGACTGCAACTACAGGAGCAGTCAAATGTAATATTACATCGTTTGTAAACACCTTTGCAGGTTGCACCATATCTTCGTAAAGTTCTACTCCGTCAGGTATTTCATTTGGATCAGCACCTTCAGCAACTAGACCAAATTCACCATAACAACTTGATCCAGTTAACGAACGTATTTCAGCACCATTTTTAGAATAATATGAAACATAGCAATAGTATGTGAACATACTAACCATTTCAGATAGCGCACCGTTAACAGCAACTAGTCCATAACCTAGGTCGTTGATCTGTGTAAAGTCGTTACCTAACATTGATCTGTTACCTGCTGTTTGAAGTGTAATTGGTATAGGCGAATCAACACTTTGGACAGTTTGATGAACAATTAGTGTTCTATTTGCTGCGATATCGTTTGCTGCTTTATGTAATTCTGCATCATTAATAATAGTTTCATAGTCTGGATATGTAGGATTGTCTGGTAATACGTTTAGATTGCCGTCTCTTACTACAGTTTCAATAAATCCAATTCTGTCATTCAATATAGCAGCTTCGGTTGCTGTTGCAAATGGAGCGCCTTGACTTTGGATCTCAGCATTTCCTGCTGTAGGTGTAACTGCAACACCATTCACAATATCAGAAACAACTGATGCTAAATGCACATAAGCATCTGCTGTTGCAGTCCTTTGTTCTAATGGTAGCTGATTAACTGCACCATCAAAGTATGCACGAGCATTAGTTATAGTAGCACTATTACCGCCATAGAGTATGTCATAAGTTAGTGCATCAACAATGTATCTTACATCTCTAGCACATTTAACTTGATCATATCCTGCAGGCGGAGTATTTGCATTAACATATGCTACAACTTCTGCTGCAATAAATGCTCTATTAGCTTGTAGTTGTACAGCAGCATCATCTGCGTCAGCTGTTGGCAAAGAGTTTGGAACAGGATAGTTAATTGCATCTGCAACACCGTCACCTGGTTCGCTTACACTCTGTGTACCATTCTGGATTATGTCAATAACTTCATTAAATCCAGCTGTCACAGCAGTTTCTGCAGGAACATAATCGTCAACCTCAGTAAGGGCAAGCACTTTATCTCGTGCAAATGCAATTGCATCCGTAGTCTGAGTTTGTTGATTATTTTGCACATAGGAGCCTGTTGCTCTTTGATAAGCAAGACCGTTGTACACACTATTATAGTTTGTGCCTAGTGCTGTATCAAATCGTACACCATCTAAGATATAACCTGTATCTCTTGCACATTTTTCTTCATTAAATTCAAATGTGCCTACACTATCAAGATCAATACCTGTATCTAAATTACTTGTAAGTCCTGTGAATCCCGCCCCGTCATTTGAACTCGGATCAAGAATTATTTCAGCTGTACCTGCTGCTGGATTATACTTAGTAACTGCGTTAACCTGAAAACGTCTACCATCAACATAGAATGCACACGGAACTTGTGGACGTCTTACGTATAGGCCCTGGGGTTCCGCTTGAGACCCTAAACTCTTAATAGCAAGTCTAAAATTACTGCCGTCAACTTTTTCTGTTACTTGAACAGCAGAGTTACCTACAAATGCGTCAACAAATAAACCGCCTCTAAAGTCTTGCTTGTTTACAGAGCCTGAGAAACTTGATCCTGTTTGTACGTATGGCGATTTAGTTAGTACCTGTCCTTCCGGATCAAGCACCAGCATAAATCCTCCGTGTCCTTGTACAGTAATATTACGTAGAATTGTTGCATCATTCATCAAGAATACATCCATCTCATCGTTTCTAAGAGGAGGATTATAATCTGAATTAAATGCAAATTGTACTGTGTTTATCAAGTTGCGTGTAATGGTAGTAGGACCATCTATTTCTCTCCAATATGTAGTAACTTCAATTGAATCAAATTGTGAGCCTGATGTATGTTCTTTGGTTGGGGTATAGTAGCGGTCAACATTCGCAGCAACAAATTTTACAACATTTCCTAGCCTGTAAATTTTACCGCTTTCCCAAAAATCTGGTTCTCCTGATCCATTAAATAAATCAGCAGCATAATCCAAGTTAACACCTGCCTGAGGCGCATCTCCAGCTGGTCCATAAAGAGTAATTGGATTTTCACCTTTGATAAGTTTTGTAACTATAGTGTAAATGTGTTCTAAACCTGCTACAGTTTCTGTGTTAGGAGCAGCAGTAGAGGTGCTTAATCCTATCTGACCTTGCTGTTCTAATGTAAACTCGTTACCACCATTTCTAAAATCAATAATTAATCCGTCGACTATTTCACCAACATTTGACAAGAATTTACTTCTAGAATAGTCTGCAGAACCAATCAATGCGGGATAGGTTGTCTCTAGATAATTAACTACTTGTTCTTGAATAAATTCTTTATTATCAATAAGTGTTAAAGCGTTTGTTTCCCAATTTCCTATGTTTTCGTATCCAGCACCTGTATTGACTAAACTGTCTGGCTTTGTAAGATAGTGATAGCCGAAGTATCCGTCAACTGCATTTGTTAAAGGATTCACATACTGAATACCTGCAGGCACTTTTGACACTACAAGTAAAATATTTCCTGCGCCTGCGTTTCCTAAAAATTCATCACTTATAATGATTCTTTCACCTGCTTGGAAATCTTTACCTGTATTTGTAATATTAACTGCTGATATAGCACCGTTGGCATCAACAGTTATATCAAACTCAGCATCTTTACCTAGTTTATCTGTACTCCATTGATCAATACTATAAACACCTGCAGGTCTCAATGCGTCAGGTTGCGGGGTAAATGAAAGAGTTTCAATGTTGCTAGGCCCTAGCACTAGTCCGTCAAATTCAGAATCTCTATAAAAGAAAGTGTTTGCATATCTAGATTGAGAAACACGATTTTTTGGACGGATAATTACCCTTCTAAACTCGTCACCTTTAACACTAACATTTGCAGGAACTCTAATAGGATAATCTTCTTCATAAATTCCAGATTCTATTCTAATTGATATCTGCGTATTTCTTACATAGTTACCATATTCAAGTTCTTCACCTGCTATAAATTCTATAGGGTCTAGTAGTTGAACTTCAATTTCATCTGTTTCAGGAACATTAACCGCTCTTGGTCCTGCTTCGTATTTGTAGTCAATGATACGTCCAATAGCACCTGATTCTTTACCTCTGATAACTTTACCTGGAATAATATCAGTGTTCTCTGGATCAGCCTGATCAATAAAGCCTAAGTTACCGTTTGTTGCATTTATAGTATAAACTGTATCACCGTCAACGATACTAGGCGCATTCAGTACACCCGCGGTAGGCCCATTTATAATATCTAAAATGATATCAAATTTTGCATCAAGCACATCATCTAGTTGATCAACTGGATCTGGCAGAGTTCCTGTTACCTGCGGCACTCTAGTTTGGTAAAGTGTAGGTATAGGTGTTCCTGTTACAATTTTGTTTACAAGATCTTTTGCATATTCAATACCTGCAACAGTTTCAACTAATTGAGATCCGATTGCCTTTTGAGCACTAACATTTGAATAATAACGTATACCTGACCATCGTGAAAGGTAGTTTGCGTTATCGCCTAATTGCGCATCTAAGGTGACACTATCAAGAATGTATGCAACATCACGCTGACAAGTTTCAACATTATACGTACCCACAAAATCAGGGAATGTAGCGTCAATATATCCTGTGACTTCTTTAGCAATAAATTCTTTGTTCGCAACTATTAATGATCTAGCAAATGTTGAACTTGTGCTTGGATTTGCAACACCAACAGTGACCGCTTCGCTGTTCGTTGCACCTGTTCCAAATGTCATTGTTTGCATATACGGACCAGGTTCAGCAGGAGCAGCAATCATTATTTCTTCTGCTTTGCGAGCTGCTGCATTTACTGTTCTGTAAGAGTATGCAGGCGCTCTTCCTTCTTTTCCTTTTGGCACCCCTATCATTCTGTCATCACCAGATGTGCTTACATATAGGTTTACATTTGTAAATGATGCAGCATTATCAACATATAATTTAGAAGCAGCCTGTAAATCATCAGGACCATTAGGTAAACCAGTACCTACCAATTCGCCAGGATGATCGAATAAGTTTAGCGCACCTGTCATTGTGTCGCCCTGACGTCTTACAATAGACTTTCTAGGAAGTGCAATATTGCTAAGCCAATTACCTTCAAGGTCGCTATCGTAAGCTGCGTCAACAATTGTAAATGTTCCAGTGCCGCCTGATAACGGAATACGTCCTGTTGCATTTACAGCATTTTCTTCAGTTTCATATAAAGAAATTGCATCAGCATTTACGATTTTTATATAATAGGTTTGTCCAGTTACAACTCCAAACGGATCGTCGCCTGTTGAACTAAAAATAAAGGCAGCACCATTATAAGCTTCAGTTAATCCGTGGCCTGGTATAGTAAGGTTACCAATAGAAATACCAGTTGCAGTCAATGTATAAATGCTTGCACTTTCTGGTTCATCACCTAAACGTAAACCACCGCCAGCTACATCTTTAGATTGATAGTTTCTATCAGCAAACGCTTTGTTTATAACCAGGTCATCAATTGTAACTTGATTATCTGGACCTCTATGTACAGCGTTAAATGTATCAACAGCGTCTTGGTCGACACTTACCGCAGCAATAGGTTGAGTTGCAGCATCTAATGGACCACCTAATGTTGGAGCAGGGTCATTTGATACTTTAGAAACAAGTTGTCTTAGTATAACTTTTCCGTCTACCGAAAAATCAAAACCTATAGTATCTGCATCACCATTTAAACTGTTGTCTGACGCAAGCTCTAGTAAATTTATTCCAGATCCATCTGATCGTACAACAGCAACCTTGTTTTCGTTACCTTCGTAGTTATTAGGTGTGTCACTTAAATCAGTAAATGATATTTGTCCACCTATACCAAAAACTGCATAAAGTTCTTGAAAGTTTTCGTTTACTTTACGAAACGACTCGCGAATACTATCGCCTGTGCCGTCGTTACCTTCAATACCAATATCAATCTCTTGTTTTGCCATCTGCTATTGCTCCGTTATATTGCTGGATCTGCTAGTTTATCCATATCAAAATTTACGCTAACACCACAACCACAAGCTGATTGGGCATTAGGATTTCTTATTTCAAAAGTTGAACCTACTAAACTGCGTGTGTAGTCAACTGTTGTTCCTATCAAAAACATAAGTG